TGTGACTCACAAAAATTCAGCGGCTAACAGTACCACTTCAAATTCTTTTGTTGCAACAAATTCTGCAGTAACAATCACACCATCATCAGCAACTAGTAAAATATATATACAAACAAATGCTCCATTATATGGAAATAACGATAACGCTCATACTTACACAACAATTTATAGAGGTAGTACAAATTTAAATGGATCATCAGAGCTTCAACTATTTGCTACAGGTTCTGACTCAATGGGAAGATGGAGTAATGGTTCAATGCAATTTTTAGATTCTCCAAACACAACATCAGCAACTACATATACAGTTTATTTTCGAAACTCTACAAATGGCACATCACATTATGATGCAAATGGTGGAATGGCAATTATAACTGCTATGGAGATTGCAGGATGAGCCGCGTAGTCGTAAATGAGATCGAGGCAAAAGTCGGTAATGATGTTAAGTTTAATAGTAATATAGCAAATCCTACTACTGTACAAGGCGAAGGTACTGCCACAACTAATTTACAGCAAGGGTTAACTAAACATTTTGTTAATCTTGATGGAACAGCTTCATCAGACTATGTAAGAGATAGCTTTAATAATACTTCTATAACAGATGGAGGAACTGGTGACTATAAATGCGTATTTACAAATGCTATGGCAAGTAATGGATACGTTCATACTGTAGCTGCTGGTTCTGGAAGTGGACATACTGCTACATTATATTCACTTGGTGAAAACAAATCAGCTAGTTGCAGAATTTATGTTTTAGAACACGTATCAGGAATTGGAGTAACTGATGATGTACTGGTTGTTGGAGAAGTATCAGGAGACTTAGCATAATGGCATACTTAGGATCAAATGCAAATCAAAGTGTTGAGTTAAGAAGTACAAGATTTCGTTTTACTGCGACTGAAGGTCAAACAACTTTTAGTGGAAATGATGCTAACGGTGTATCATTAACTGCAATTGATAGTTCAAGTCACGTATTCTTAAATGGATCTCGATTATCACCTGATGGAGACTTTACGACAACAGGTACTAATATTGTATTATCTGTTGCAGCATACTTAAATGATATTCTTGAAGTTCATGAAGTTACACAGGTTCACGTTACTGATGTAGGTGGCGCGGCTAAGAGATCTGGTGACATATTTACGGGTGGAGTCACTGCTCCAACGTTAACATTAAATGATGCATCTCAACCTACTGGAAGTCAGGCAATTAAATATAGTAACGCACCTTGGCTAGGAACAAATTCAATAATAAGAACAAACGCAAATAATATTGCAGAAAATATTACGGTTGACTCTGCAACTAATGGTATGAGTGCAGGACCGATACAAATTGACTCAGGATTTACAGTAACAGTCAACGGTGAATGGAGTATAGTGTGAGTACGTTAAAGACAAATACAATACAAGCGGCAACTGGAACCACTGTCAATCTTGCAAGTGGACAGGTTTTTACCGCGCCGGGACATGTGATACAAACTGTAACTGCTGCATCAACGAGTAATGGTTCAACTACATCTTCTAGTTATGCAGCTGCAACAGGCTTAAGCGCTTCTATAACTCCATCGTCAACGAGTAGTAAAATATTAGTTTTGGTAAATAGTTCAGCTTTTACTTCAAGTTCTAATACTGAAGGAGCTTATACAATTTATCGTGGTGGATCAAATATTGGTGATGCTAATGGTATAAGCCGTGCATATGCAGGAAACAGCGATGTAATTTATCCGTTGAGTATGCACATACTTGATAGTCCATCCTCAACAAGTTCAGTTACTTATGCCGTTTATATGAAACGAACTCAAGGTTCTGGCACCGTCCAAAATAATCTTCGCGGTTGCACACAAAGTATTACGCTACAGGAGATCGCACAATGACGACTAAGTTAAGAGCAGCAAGTTTTCAAGACGGTGCGGTAACTACTGCAAAGATTGCCGCAGATGCTATAACGAATGCAAAGATTGCTGATGGAGCGGTTGACAGTGATGCAATAGGATCAAGTGCAATAGTTGCAGATAAGTTAGGTATTGGCCAGATCAGTGGGCGAAGGAATATGGTAATCAACGGGGCAATGCAGGTTTCTCAGAGAGGTACAAGTCAGACCAACATAGGTAACAGTAGTGGTGGTGGTTATTTTACATTAGATAGATTTACCACAGCTTTTACTACAAGTGGCATATTTACAATGACACAAACTGCTGATGGCCCTAGTGGGTTTGCAAATTGTTTAAAGTTAGATTGTACAACAGCAGACACATCTATTGCAACAGGTGAGTTTTTTATTCTTAGACATATAATAGAAGGACAAGACTTACAACGAATAAAAAAAGGTACAAGTGATGCTGAAAAGGTTACAATATCATTCTATGTAAAAGGTAATGCAAATGCTACTTATCAATTAGAATTTAAAGATGCTGATAATGATAGAATAAACTCACAGGCATTTTCTGTAACTACATCTTGGAATAGAATTAGCTTAACATTTGATGCTGATACAACAGGTGCTTTTGATGACGATAACGCAGCTTCTGTGCAGTTAAACTTTTGGTTACACGCAGGGGCTACTTATACAGGTGGCACTAATGTATCAAATACTTGGGCTGGTTCTACAGATGCTAATAGAGTAGGTTCAATAACATCATTTTTTGACAGCACAGATAGAGAGTTTTTTATTACTGGATTACAAATGGAAGTAGGCGAACAAGCCACACCATTTGAGCATAGGTCATTTGGGGAAGAACACGACTTGTGTAAAAGGTATTATCAAAAATCTTTTGAATATGCAACTGCTGTTGGTGCTTCAACACAACTAGCAGGTTGGAGTACTGGTGGTCCTAATGGTGCAACTTCAACTGGCTACATTGAAGGAACAGTAAATTTTGAAAAAATTATGAGAGCAATACCAACTATGACTATTTATGATTATTCTGGTAACTCAGGTAAATGCACTAGATTAGCAGCAGGTACCGCAAGGTATCATAATTCAAGTGTTAGTACATCTAATTTATCATCAAGAGGATTGGAAATTATTTCAACTACTGGTACAGCGGCAGGTTTAGTCCAAGCACACTATACAGCAGATGCGGAGTTATAATATGAATATTACGTCAGCACAATATACAAAATATCGTGATAATACAGATAATGAAAACATTAAAGCTACAATAAATGGTCAGACAATGTTTGTACCACTAGACCCTGCCAACAGACACTACCAAGCAATCCAAGAATGGGTAGCTGAAGGCAACAAGATAGAGGATGCAGATTAAATGGCATACTTAGGTAGAGCACCAAATTTCGGAGAGTTTAAGAAAGTCGATGTTTCGTCTTGGACGTTTAACGCATCAACTATTTCTTTCCCGCTCGATCATCAAGTTGGTGATGTTAATCAACTTATAGTATCATTAAATGGTGTCATACAAGAACCAACAAAAGATTTTATATTACAAGCAGGCGGTAACAACTTAGTATTTACAACTGCACCAGATTCAGGTGACTCATGTTTCGCAATATCAATTGGTGGAAATGCCGGTGATGCGGTAGGAACAGGAAGTATCACTGCAGATAAACTCGCAGCAAACTTAAAAACATTTGATGAATTTACGAGAACATTTCAAGGAGAATCAGATAGTTGTACATTATCATTTACACCATCGGCAAAAGGTGCTTTATTAGTTTCAATAGATGGTGTAATACAAGCACAGAATAACTTTACTCTAAGTGGCGATACTATATCGTTTGACTCAGCACTTGATTCAGATTCAATATTAAGAGTTGTAGATCTTGGAATTAAGAGTGCAGTATTTGTACCAGTTGATGGATCGGTAACATCAGGTAAACTGGCAGATGCATCTGTAAAAGTTTCAAATCTTGATTCATCGATAGTAATAAATAATGTACCGATACGAGTTAACACACAAAACATTATAAGTAGTATTACAGTGGATTCAGGAAAGAACGCATCAGTGATAGGACCAATAACAATAGACTCAGGAGTTAACATAACAGTTAACGGAAACTTTACGGTGATATAATGGCAGGAATAGTAGGACTTACAGAATTACAACACACTAATGGAAACAGTATGTTAACTGTCGCTACGACCGGTGACGGTAATGTTAAGAGCGAAGGTGGAGCAGCAACAACAAGTTTACGACAAGGGTTACTTAAAGTATGGGTTAATTTTGACGGAGGTGCGAGTGGAGCAGCTTCAAGAGATTCATTTAACGTAAGTGGAATGACTGACGGAGGTACTGGAGTTTACACAATAGGAATTTCAAATGCTATGGGTAGTATAAATTTTTGTTTTACTACTGCTTGTCAGGGTGACAATGATTACGCTGTACTTACAGATTCAAGAAACACATATGCTATTACCTCTACCACTGCTTGTCCTCTTAATTCTCGCAGAGTAAGTGATAGAGCTGCTGTAGATAATGCTGGTCTTGGATTACAAATTAGTGGAGACCTCGCATGACCGGTCAAATAAATGTAAATAAGATTGCGGCAAGAACTGGAAACACTATTACTATCGATAGTGGTGATAAGATAAGTGGTAACGTGACACATGGAACAGGCTCTGTTTTTCCTGCTGGTCATATAATACAAGTTCAATCTGTAAATCCAACAGTAGCTAACTTACAAATAACAAGTACGTCTTTTGTAACTACAGGGATAGCAGTTAGTATCACACCAAAGTTTTCAACTTCAAAAATATTAATATCTGCTGGTTTTAATTCTTATAAAAGCACTACTAATCATATTCATTTTACGATTTATAAAGATTCAACAAATTTAGGTCAAAGCACATACGGCATGCAAGAATTTAGTGAATTAGGCGGAGCAGGTGGTGTACCAGTTAATTTACAAATAGTTAATTCTCCAAGTACAACTTCACAAGTAACATATACTGTATATGCAAAAGTTAATACTGGTAACGTATATATTAACTCTAATAGTTTGGTTGGAAATATTACAGCAATGGAGATAGCACAATGAGTACGATATTTGCTGATAAGTTTAAGAATACATCCGGTGGTAATCCAGTTCAAATAAATCAACTAAGAGGAATTGACACTGCAGGTTCTATAACAGTACAAGGTGAAGGTACTAATACTACTAATTTACAACAAGGGTTGGCTAAAGCTTGGCTACATGCCATCGATAATGCTGTAACTGGTGATGATTTTAACATAGCATCCTCTACAGACAACAGTACTGGAGATTATACTTTTACTTTTACTTCAGCTATGGCGAATACACTTTTTGCTGTAACTGCAACAGCTAATGAGGATTCACATAGTAATATGTATAATTGGGCAAGAACAACAACTTCCTATAATGTGGCAATTAGAACTGCTGATAATACTTTTTTTGATAAAAACAATGGAAGTGTCGTACATGGAGATCTAGCATAATGCCGATACAAAGAGCAAAACCAAGATTAGTTGACTTAGATCAAACACCGTTAACAAGTTTTTCTGGACTTGCTTCTTCAGATTTGCCAGCTGGTGCTGTATTGCAAGTAGTACAACAAGTCTTTCAAACTTTTACGCAACTTAATAGTACTAGTTCTCTTGTTGATACTGGAATAACACAAGCTATAACACCATCTTCAACGTCAAATAAAATTTTAGTAAGGGTTTCTTTACAACTTAGTACAAATACTACCTCTGCTCAGTATTTAAGAGCAGCCTTATTAGCAGATAGTACAGTAATTAGACGTTATGATAACATTCATTCAGCAAATGGTACTTCAGATGATGCACAGCCTTCATTTGAATTTTTGCATTCTCCATCAACAACTTCAGCTATAACTTATAAAGTTCAAATGAGGAACACCAACTCTAGTATTTTTAGAATCAATAACTGGGGTGGTAGTAATGGAGAAGCTTGTTCAACAATCACACTTCTAGAAATTAAAGGATAATAATTATTATAAATAGTCATATTAAAAGGAGAACTTAAATGAAATATGATATCGCAGCCGCACTACAGGCTTTAAAACCGGGTGCAGAGTGGGTACTTCGAGGTAGCGAATTCTCTGGATTGGAATGGATGGATAAGAAGCAGACCGTTCCAACAGAAAAAGAAGTCACCGATAAAATCGCAGAAATGGATGCAGCCGAAGGAATGAGATTACTTCGTCTTGAAAGAGATGCAAAACTTGCAGCACTTGATTGGGAAGTTGTAAAGGCTTATTCAAACGGTGCGGCAGTTGATGCTAAGTTAAAGACTTACATGCAAGCGCTAAGAGACTTGCCATCTTCTGCAAAACCAACAACTGATGCATCAGGTGATTTAGTTGCAGACTCAGTAACATGGCCAACTAGAGCGAGCTAATGACGAGAGCGAGAGAAACAGCAAAGGCAGGTTTCGTTACGGAAAAAGCTTTTCCGACAGGATCTAATGTGGTATTTAGATTAAACGATCAAAACCTTGATACGAGTGTGACTATCGATTCAGATAAGAACGCTATGGTCGCTGGTCCTCTCTCAATTGATAGTGGTCAGACGTTAACATTACAAGGTAACTTAAGTATAGTATAATGGCAAGCATTTTAAAAGTAGATAAGATCAGAGTAACTGGAAATGATAGTGACTCAATAAGTTTTAATAACAGCGGTAATATTACTCTAAACAAAACTGTTAGTTCCGGAACTCTTGGGTCATCTGTTGTTTTTCCTGCTGGCCATGTAATTCAAGTTGTTCAAAGTAACTCAGGAACAGGTCAAACTTCAACCTCTTCAGATTTTGTTGAATACACAGGTGGTAATGTTTCTATTACACCCTCAGCAACTTCCAGTAAAATTTTAGTTATGGTAACAGGTTCAACTTTGATTGGACGAAATAGTGTAGGTCAAACGTATGGACAAGGTAGAATAAAATTATACAGAGGCAGTACAGATTTAGATGTTGAAACTACTGTAGGTCATAACTATGGAAGTATTAGTAGTGGCAACGCCTGGGCAGATCATGGTTTTGCATTTAGTAATGTATGTTTGGACTCTCCTAATACTACAAGCTCTACAACTTACAAAATTTATTTTAAATCTGATGGTTCTATATCGGCTTCTTTAAATGGTTATGGTGGCAAAGTAGTTTTTACGGCTATGGAGATTGCAGGATGAGTAGATTAATAGTATCAAATATCGAAACTCAGAACATTAAGTTTGATTCTGACACTACGGCTTTTTCTATAGCATCAGATGGAACCACAAGTGGAGTTGGTGCTGGAGCTATGGTTAAGTTATTAAGTGCTACTGGAATATCAGGATCATCTTATGAAATCGATAGTACATATATTAATTCAACTTATGATACATACGAAGTAGTTGGTTATTTTAGACCGAACGGCGATAATAGATATTTACAGATGCGAGTCATGGTAGGCGGCACAGTACAAACTGGAAGTATTTACGCTTATGAAGGATTATACGCAGCGGGCGGTAGTAATTATTTTGGAGGAAACACTGAACCAGAATGGGGGTTTCAGTACGCAGGTTCTGGAACAACTGTTGGAAGAGGTACCACTCTTCATGCAAGATTTAGTAATGTAAATAGTACTATTGCATCTTGCGCTTTTACTGCGATGGCCACTTATGGTGAACATTCCGGTGGTGCTCAACATGGTTCTTATTCCACTGGCCAGCTATTGACTACAAGTTATGCCAGTGTTGTAAATGGATTTCATTTTAAGTTTCACACTGGTGATATAAGTGATGGATTTTTAACTTTATATGGATTAAAATAGGAGATAAAAATGCCTAGATTTAAAATGGTAAACGGTGAAAGAATCCAGTTTACTGCAGAAGAAGAAGCCGCGAGAGATGCTGAAGAAAAGGCATGGGCTGACGGTGCTCCTGCACGTAGAATAGCTGATTTAAGACAACAACGTGATAATCTCTTAGCTGAGACTGATTGGATGGGAAACTCTGATGTTACGATGTCAACAACATGGAAAAATTACAGACAAGCTCTCAGAGATATAACAAGTCAAACACCAAGTGATGACACACTTAGCAATATCACATGGCCAACAAAACCGGAGTAAAAAGTGGTAAGTACACTTAAATTAACAAAGATACAAATACCTAACAGTGACAGTGACGTAATATCACTTGATGCGAGTACAGGTAATATTACACTTAACAAAACTTTAGGTGGAACATCTATAACTGTACAAGGTGAAGGTACTGCAACTACTAATTTGCAACAAGGTGTAGCTAAAAGCTGGTCAACCTCAAATACGGCTGGTTCTGCAGTATTAGATAGTTTTAATTTAAGTTCATTAGGTGATACAGCTACTGGAAAAGAAACAAGAAATTTTACTAGTAATATGTCAAATAATGATTATGGTGCTATAGCTTTAACTGGAACCGGTGATAATAATGGTAATCATCATCCTTTATTAAATAACACTGTAGCAACTGCGTCCTATCAAGTTTGGGCTTTTAGTGGATCAACATTAACAGATAATCCTACAGCAAGTGTAGTGCACGGAGATTTAGCGTAATGGCATTAAGTAGAATAGGAAAAAGTATAGGATTTAAAATTACACTTAAAACTGTAACTGCAAACACGACTATCGAGGCTACAGAGAACGCGATGATAGCAGGACCGATTACAGTTGCGAGTGGAGTAACACTGACAGTAAACAGTGGAGGAAGGTTAGTAGTCGTATGAGTACTATAGCAGTAGATTCAATTGAAGCAAAGACAGATGGCGGAGCTGTTTCATTTCCAAATAAGCCGATGTTTCAAGTTGGATTATCAGCACACCAAGGAATTGCACACGCCACTGACACAAAAGTTACATGGAATGACGTTCAAACATCTAGTGGTGGTTTCAATATAGGAAATCATTTTGACACTAGTAATAATTGGTTTAAACCTTCTGTATCAGGTTATTATCATCTTATTGTTCAATTAAGACTTGAAAATGCAGCACCAGGTTTTTTAGTAGTTTATATTAAAAAAAATGGTACAACTATAAGACAACAAGTATCTGTAGAAGGTAATGATCAGAATTCATATGTAACCGCACATACAAGCACCATTCTTCATATGAATGGTTCTAGTGATTATATAGAGACTGTAGTAAATCACAATGCTGGAAGCACTGTAAACCTTATGAGTAATTACGGACAATCACAATTTGGTGGATATTTAGTAGGATAAAGATATGCCGAGTCAAATAAAAGTAGATGAAATTAAAAACGTTGCAGGTCAGTATGAGATCAAGACGAATACTTTCAAAGGACAGACGACTGGAGGATCTATAGCCGTACAGGGTGAAGGTACTGCCACGACTAACTTGCAACAAGGTTTAAATAAACAATGGATAGCATTTAATATGAATGGAACTATAGGAGATAGTTTTAACACTACATCTATTACAGATATTGATGCAGGAGATTTTAATATAACTATTACAAATGCTTATGCAAACATACACTATGCTATGGGCGTATCAGGAACAAACTCAAGTAATGGTAACGCTTTCGTTTCAATGCAAGGTGTTACTCCAACAACAACTGTTTATAGATTATGCGGATATTTAGACAATGGCACTAACTTAGATTTAAGCCAAGCTAAATCAATCACGGCAGGAGATCTAGCATGAGTACAATAGTAGGAACAAATATTGAAGTTACAAATTTAAAGTATGACTCTGATACGACCTCTATGATTATATCAAATACTGGTCAGGTTACGATACAAGGTGAAGGTACCAACACAACTAACCTACAACAGGGGTTATGTAAGTCATGGGTATTCTTCGATGGTTCAGAGAGTCCTTTAACTAATAATGATAGTTTTAACGTAAGTTCTTTAGTTGATAACGGCACAGGAAACTATGATAAAGTATTTACAAATAACATGAGTAGCGGTAATTTTTCTGTAAGCGGAACTGGTGCAGACATTATACCTATTTCAAATAATAGAGACAGAAATTTTGAAGCTGTAGCAGAAAACACAACTCAAGTGCAAATAAACTTTTTTCTATCTGGTCAACAAGACATGAACTTTGTTTCTTGCCAATCATTTGGAGATTTAGCATGAGCACATTAGTTATAGATACTATACAAGGTAAGACAACTGCTGGTTCTATAAACGTTCGTGGTGAAGGTTCGAATAATACAAACTTACAACAAGGTTTAGTAAAAGCTTGGATTCATTTTAATGGAACTTCAAATGCAATCTTGGATTCACTAAACCACTCAGCTTTAACAGATAACGGAACTGGTAACTATACAATGAATATAACTAATGACATGGCAAATGCTAATTACTGTGCAACCGTAAATGCTAAGCTCTGGAGCTTAGGTAGTAACGAATATAGACAAACTACTGTTGATACTTTTGCTGCTGGAACTATAAAAGTTCAGTCATTAGAACCGTACTTAGGCGGAGGAAGCGCAGATTTACGACAAGTTGATGGAGATAGTAACTGCATGCAAATTACAGGAGATTTATCATGACAATTGAAACACCTGAATTTCAGGGAACACATTTATGGGAGCGATTACACTGGGCTAAAGATAATTTAGATGGTGTACAAAGCGATTACAGAGTTGTTTGGGAAGATCCAAATGAACCTGATGAACCAGCAAAGATTACGATACCAGATCCAAACTGGCTGGCATGTGCTTTACAAGGTGGCATACTTCCACCTGTTGAAGTTTATTGGGAACTCAAGAAAGACGAAGCACAACCAGACTTTAAGAAACATACGAGAGGTTATCTACTACATAATACAAAACCGGTTGATAAGATGACTGAAGAAGAAGCAATTGAGTATTTAATAATGAAAGGTATTCCAGAGCATGTCTGGAAAAATTATGATAAGTCTAATCGTAGAAGACTTATTATTTGTAAAAAACAAAATCTCCCAGGTCATAGAACATGGCGTAATTCGTGGAAGATTAATCAAGAGCTAGTAGCATAAGGAGAGAAAAATGACTACAATGATTCAAGACAAGAATGGTGTAATTGCTGCAGCACCTTCATCAGTACCAGACAGGCATTTTAGAAATGCATGGGTATTTGATGATGATAAAGCAGCTATCACTGAAGATATAGCTGAGGCTAAAAAAATATTTCAAGATAAGATAAGAGAAGTCAGAGGACCTCTTTTAGATGCAGAAGATGTTGTATACATGAAAGCACTAGAAGCTGATGATGCAACTGCAAAAGCAGCAAGCGTGGCTAAGAAGAAAAAGCTTAGAGATGCTCCGGCGGCAAGTGCTATCACAAGCGCAGATACAATCGATAAGTTAAAAGCCGCATGGGACAGTGATGTTTTAGGAGCGAGTCCTTATAAATAGAATAAAATAAGGATTCAACCATGGCAGTTCCTAATTCACGTGCAACGTTAATAGACTATTGCAAAAGACGCTTAGGCGATCCTGTAATAGAGATAAATGTAGATGAAGATCAACTCGAAGATAGGGTTGACGAAGCATTACAGTATTATCAAGAGTATCATTCAGATGCCACAGTGCGTACTTACTTAAAGCATGAAGTTACTGCAACTGATGTATCTAATGAATACATACCAATATCGTCAGATATATTGTTTATATCAAAACTACTTCCTTTAACTAGCTCTTTTAACACAAGTAGAAACTTTTTTGACATTAAATACCAAATGATGTTAAATGATATTGCTGACTTAATGAATTTTGCAGGTGACTTAGCTTATTACGAACAAATGCAACAATATCTGTCATTACTCGATATAAAACTTAATGGACATCCACAAACACAATTTTCAAGAAGACAAAATAGATTATATATTTTCGGCGATTTTGCAGATAAAGATATTAAAGCTGGTGATTTTTTAGTGGCTGAGGTCTACACTAAAGTAGATCCAAGTACACACACTTCTGTATTCAATGATATGTTTGTTAAGGAATACACTACTGCACTTATAAAACAACAGTGGGGTATGAACTTAATTAAGTTTGAAGGTATGCAATTGCCGGGAGGAGTCATTTTAAATGGAAGACAAATATATGATGATGCTACAGGAGAGATCGAAAGATTAAGAGAAAGCATGAGATTAGAACAAGAACTTCCACCAGACTTTTTCGTAGGATGATATGGCAACTAACTTATATTTCAGTCAAAAGGTAAAGTCCGAACAGAACCTATACGAAGATATTGTAATAGAATCTCTTAAAATGTATGGGCAAGACGTGTTCTATTTGCCAAGAGATATCGTTAATGAAGACAGAATTCTCGGCGATGATCCAGAGTCGAGCTTTAATTCATCACATGCAATAGAAATGTACATCGAAAACACCGAAGGTTTTGAAGGTGAAGGCGATTTATTCACTAGGTTTGGTGTAGAAATAAGAGATGAAGCAACATTTGTTGTATCGAGAAAAAGATGGGAACAAACTGTTCAAAGATATGACAATGAAATAACATCTACAAGGCCGTCTGAAGGCGACTTGATTTATTTACCTTTATCAAAATCTTTATTTCAAATATCTCATGTAGAACATGAGATGCCTTTTTATCAATTAAGTAATTTACCTGTTTATAAAATGAGATGTCAGTTGTTTGAATACACTGGAGAAAATTTAGATACAGGTGTTGATACTATAGACGAAATTGAAAAGAAATACGCGTACAAATATATACTTACACTCACAAATACTCGTGATAGTGCAGAAGCAAGTGTAACAGTTACTGGTGGACAAATTACAGCAGTTGCGATAGTAGATAGTGGTAGTAATTACTTTGCAGCTCCAGCAGTAAGCATAGTAGACTCGTCTGGTGTTGGTGCAGCTATATCTTCAACCGTTGATAGTAATAGTGGTGAAATTACCAGTCTTACTATTACTAACCCAGGAACCGGTTACACAAGTAGTCCAACAATTACATTTGGTTCACCGGCACCAACTACGTTTCAGATTGGTGAAACTATTACAAGCCAGAGCGGGTCTACATTAATGAGAGCTGAGGTCGTTAAATATTCAGACTCTGATGATAAGCTTCATTTAATACACGCAGGAGCAGATGACGGCAAGTATCATACATTTGCAGCAGGTAAAAAAGTTATAGGCCTGAAATCTGGAGCAGGTGGAGTTATTAATCTAGTAGTAGAAGATAATCAACTTTCTCAAAATGAACAGAACACTGATTTTAGTACAGGTACAGATTTCATAGACTTTTCAGAAAATAACCCATTTGGAGATGCGAGTAACAACTAATGTTTGGTGGACACTTTTATCACGAAAAAACTAAAAAGGCTGTTGCTTTATTCGGCAGACTGTTTAATAATATATATGTGATTCGAAAGAATTCATCAGGTGCAGTGATAAGTCAAATTAAAGTTCCATTATCTTATGCACCAAAACAAAAATATCTTGAAAGAGTTAGAGAAAATCCAAATTTAAATGATGATACTTCTGTTGCAATAAAACTACCAAGAATGTCATTTGAAATAACATCTATAGCATACGATGCATCTAGGCAATTGGCAAAGTTATCTACATTTAATACCACTGCATCTGATGCAAATGTAAATAAAAGACAAAAGTTTTTTACACCGGTTCCTTACTCAATAAACTTTCAGTTGAATGCATACGCTAAATCACAAGATGATGCATTGCAGATAGTAGAGCAAATACTGCCTACATTCAATCCACAGTATTCTATAACTATTAAACCTTTTGGCACTGAATATCCTACTCTCGTAGAAGATATACCCGTTATAATACAAGGCGTTTCATTCAGCGATGATTTTGAAGGTGCGATGGAACAAAGACGAACAATAATATATAGCATGGACTTTGAGATGAAGATAAGTTATCACGGTCCAATTGCTGACACCAATGTTATTCGTAGTAGTATTGCTTCATTATTTGATATAAATGCAGGGCTCAGCGATTCTGACGTTGGTCTTGAAACAATAACAGTAACACCTAATCCTACCAGCGTAATTGGTTTGGCTGACAGCGATTTCGGGTTTACAACAACCATAGTGGATAGTGCATAATGTATGAGTACAGATGTAAGGTAGTTAAAATAATAGACGGTGATACTGTAGACGTAGATATAGATTTAGGTTTCGGTGTTTGGATGCATAAAGAAAGAGTTAGATTATATGGAATAGATACTCCAGAATCAAGAACTCGTGACTTAGAAGAAAAAAAGTATGGACTCGCTGCAAAAGCATTTTTAACTGGAATGCTAGATGATCCTGCAGGTATAATACTTAAAACACACAAAGATGCTACAGGAAAGTTCGGTAGAATATTAGGCGAATTATGGAGAACTACAGACTACGCTGATCAATCAATAAATGATTACATGGTAGAAAAACATCATGCTGCGGCATATATGGGACAATCTAAAACTCACATTGAAGAGCAACACTTAAAAAATCGTAAACTGGTGAATTTAAATGAAGAGTGATACAAGCAAATTCTTTCCTCCTGAAGAAAAGAATGTTGATAATGATTATAAGTATTCAAGAGATACATATTATGAATTAGTGGAAAAAGGAAAACAAAGTCTTGAGCTCATGATTGAAGTTGCAAGAGAGAGCGAACATCCACGTGCATTTGAAGTTCTATCTGGAATGATTAAAAACATTTCTGACGTTAATGATAGGCTTATGGATCTAAATAAAAAGAAAAAAGATTTAGACAGAAAAGAAGAAATAAAAAATATTGCAAATACTACAAACAATTTATTTGTTGGGTCAACCGCTGAATTACAAAAAATACTTAAGAATGATACGGACCTAGTAGATGTCACGCCAAAACCTAAATGAAAATTATCTAGGTAATCCTAATATTAAAAAAGATGGCATCGTTCAAAATTGGACGGAAGACCAAGTACGCGAGTATGCGAAGTGCATGAAAAGCCCTGTGTATTTTGTAGAAAAATATGCAAAGATAATTTCGCTTGATAAAGGTTTAGTTCCATTTGAATTATATCCGTATCAAGCTAAAATGTTCAATCAGTTTGAAAAAAATAGATTTAATGTTGTTTTAGCATGTAGACAATCTGGTAAATCTATATCTGCGTGCGGGTATTTATTGTGGTTTGCTTTATTTCAACCAGAAAAAACAATTGCTGTATTAGCTAACAAAGGTGCAACTGCTCGTGAGATGTTAGCAAGAATAACCATAATGCTTGAAAACATACCTTTCTTTCTTCAACCCGGTTGTAAAGCTTTAAATAAATCTAATATTGATTTTAGTAATAACAGCAGAATTATTGCAGCTGCGACATCAGGACAATCAATAAGAGGTTTATCAGTTAACTTATTATACTTAGATGAATTTGCATTTGTTGAAAGAGCTGCAGAGTTCTATACATCTACATATCCAGTTATATCATCAGGTACAGATACTAAAATTATAGTTACATCTACTGCAAATGGTATCGGTAATACGTTTCATAAGATATGGGAAGGCGCTGTACAAGGTGTAAACGAATATAGTTATTTTAGAGTTGACTGGCACGATGTACCCGGCCGTGATGAAAAATGGAAAGAAGAAACAATAAACAATACTTCTCAAATACAGTTTGATCAGGAGTTTGGTAATACATTTTTTGGAACAGGCGATACTCTTATTAATGCTCAAACCTTATTAGATTTAAGAGCATCTTATCCAGTTCGAAAGTTAGAAGGTGGGGACATATTAATATATAAAGAACCTATTAAAGGCCATGACTATATTTTAGTGGCAGATGTATCAAAGGGAAGAGGACAGGACTACTCTTCTTTTTCCTTAATCGATATTAGCGCTCGCCCGTTTGAACAGGTTGCTGTGTACCGCAATAACACTATATCTCCATTACTCTTCCCT